AGCAGCGCTTGTTAAAGGGTTACTTGCAAATGTAGCAAAGGATTATACATTTGAAGTAAAATATGTTGAAACGGAGGATACTGAAAAATGAAAAGATTTAAAAAAGCAGCTATGATTATGTGTATCATTTTTACGCTGGCCTTGCCAATAACAGTTTCTGCTTCGGAGGTAACAACAGAAGACTTGCTTGCGAGAATCGAAACACTGGAGGCTAGAGTTGCGGCGTTGGAGGGAAACGGAGTGGTTACCACAGAATCGTCGGAGGCGAAAGCGATTACAGACGGCATTTATGTAGCGGGAAGAGATATTGAAGTTGGACGTATAACGATTAAGGTAACGTCTGGCGAAATAGGATATAGTGTTTATGATAATACCGAAGACGAAAATTGTGTCGATAGCGGTTATGCGCAGGCAGTAGATTATGAGGATTCTTTTAATTTTTCAGACACTGTAACCTTTGGTTTAGAAGAAGGAATGAAATTATCAATATTTGAAAGCAGCGATGAAGGCGTGTCTTCTGTGGAATACACGGTTAGTCCTTTTGTAAACGAAGAATAAATAAGAAGAAAATCAAAGAATTTTAAGAGATCTTTAGGGGTCTCTTTTTTATTGTCTAAAATTCAAAATGGAGGTGACAGAGTTTGAGCCAGACGATAGATCAAAAAGTTGTTGAGATGCGTTTTGACAATAAAAACTTTGAGAGTAATGTCAAAACCAGCTTGTCGACATTACAGAGATTGAAGCAGGCTCTCCATCTTAAAGGGGCATCTAAAGGACTTGACGATATTAGCAGTGCTGCCAAGAAAGTTAATATGTCGAATCTTGGCGCCAGTGTTGATACGGTCAGAGTAAAATTTTCAGCCCTGCAAATGGTAGCCATGTCTGCTCTTAACAACATCACAAATTCTGTAATGCAGGTCGGCAAAAATATTGTGAGCACGTTCACCATAGATCCTATCAAGTCCGGTCTTTCAGAATATGAAACGCAAATCAATGCAATTCAGACTATTCTGGCAAATACTTCCTCCAAAGGAACAACTCTGGATCAGATAAATTCGGCATTAGATGAACTTAACCATTACGCGGACAAAACCATTTATAACTTTACCGAAATGACCAAAAATATTGGTACATTTACGGCAGCTGGTATTGATTTGGAAACTTCGGTATCAGCGATTCAGGGTATTGCAAACCTCGCGGCTGTATCAGGTTCGACCTCTACTCAGGCGTCAACGGCTATGTATCAGCTTTCTCAGGCTTTAGCATCCGGAACTGTTAAGTTGATGGACTGGAACTCCGTTGTTAATGCCGGTATGGGTGGTGAAGTGTTTCAGAACGCGTTGAAAGAAACGGCTAAAGCACACGGAGTAGCTGTAGATGAAATTATTGAAAAACAGGGCTCTTTCCGGGAGAGTTTGTCTGAGGGATGGATTACTTCTGAAATTCTTACTGAAACTCTGAGTAAGATGACCAAATCCGGAGCTGCGGAATATTTATCAGAACTTACCGGTATTGAGGCAGAGCAGATAACTGCCGCTCAGGAACTTGCTGACAAGAACAAGGGCGCCGGCAACGCCTATGATGAACTTACTGATAAAATGGCTGCGACCGGAAAAGTGACAAAAGATCAGGCCCAGGAAATACTGGAAATGGCCGATACGGCTGAGGACGCTGCTACAAAAGTAAAAACATTCTCACAGTTATGGGATACGTTGAAGGAAGCCGCTCAATCAGGGTGGACGCAGAGTTGGGAATATATCATAGGCGACTTCGAGCAGGCAAAAACTTTATGGACTGGCGTGTCAGATACTCTGAGTGAGATGATTAATAACTCCGCCGATGCCCGGAACAGTGTTTTAAAAGATGCTATGAGCTCCGGATGGGATAAGTTTGTATCGGCTCTTACTGAGGCCGGAGCGACAACCGACGAATTACAGACAAAAATCAGTTCGTTGGTTGGGGAAGAAAAGCTTTCTGGTTTGATAGAAGAATACGGTTCTTTGGAAAAGGTGTTCCAAAAAGGAGCTTTATCTTCAGATGTGCTTAAACAGGCACTGTCAGGTCTTAAATCGGAAGCAGCTGATTTGAGTAAGGTTACGGAAGGACTGTCTAAAGCATCAAAATATGATACTGGTGCTGGCGATGAAAGTGTTAAGCAGCTTCAGCAAGCTTTGGAGGATGCCGGGCACTCGGTTGGAGACTATGGTATAGACGGTTTGTTCGGTTCCGGTACAGAAGCTGCTCTCAAGGCTTTTCAGGAAGCTCAGGGACTGGAAGTAACCGGTATAGTCGATGAAGCCACTTTGTCGGCTCTTAAAGAGGCAACCAGTAACACGAGAGAATTAACTGACGCTGTATATGATTTGATTCCTGGAATAACCGAAGTAGGCGGGAGAGAATACCTGATACAGGGTTTATCGAATGCCTGGAAAGGTTTACTGAGTGTCGTAAAGCCGATTAAAGCAGCATTTAACGACATATTCCCAAGTTTGACAGGCGACCAAATAAGAGATGCTCTTAAGAAATTCAGTGAGCTTACGGCCGGAATGAAATTGAATTACAAGCAGGCTAAACAGCTTAGATGGGTGTTTAAAGGGTTATTTTCCGTATTTGGATTAGTCGGTGATACAGTAAAAACAGGTGTATTAACCGCTTTTAAGGGACTTAAAGGTGTTCTCAAATCCACGAATCTACCTATTTTAGAGATAGCCTCCTCGGCTGGTAAAGCTCTATATCAGTTTCGTAGTTGGGTAAATCAAAATGGTTTAATTCAGAAGGGATTCGACAAGATAGGCGACGTTCTAGGGACAGGTGTCGAGAAAATCCGAGAGTGGTATGCAGCATTTAAAGCCATGCCGGAAGTACAGGCAGCCATGGAGACTGTCAAAACAGCATTTACTGATGCTCAGAGTGCTATTACTGAATTCGTTACTTATGGAACTGGTCCTATAGCTAATTTTGGAAAAGCCATCAGCAATTTTGCATCTGATATTTGGAATCTCGATGCTGTACAAACCGTTGTTGGAGATATAAAAACTGCGTTTGGCGGAGCTTTTACAGGAGTAAGCGATTTCTTCGCCGGTGGCGCTGAAAAAATCCAGGCTTTTATCGAGCGAATAAAATCGCTAAAAGACATTAAATTGAGTGACGTTGGTGATATACTTACAGATTTCAAAGATAACGTTCTTGATTATTTTCTTACCTTTGGAGACAGGTTTGAAAGTTTTGGGGAGACAATTAAAGCTATTCTTGACGGTGTAAACGGCGGTATTGCGTCGTTTGTGTCAGGTATAGCAAACTTTGTATCCGGTGTTGGTAGTGCATTATTAGATGCCAGGGACGCAATTGTTCAATGGGGAGAAGACTCTGGTATAAATTGGGGCGTAGTTTTAGCTTTAGTCAGTATTTTCGGTGGTATAACGGCCATGGCCAAAACTGTATTAAAAATAATTGATACCGCAAAAAATTTATTAACTCCTATTGCGTCTGGTATTAAGGACATAGTTAAAACTGTGCAAAATGCAATAAACGCGTTGTCTAAGGCTAAGGTATTTGAAATGCGTACAGAAGGCTTGTTCAATATTGCCAAATCAATCATTGTTATTGCCGCAGCAATAGCTCTTCTAGGCAAACTGGACCAAGGCGAGCTGATACAAGGCGGTGTAGCTGTAGGAGTTATAACTGGCGTACTCGTTGGACTGTCTTTATTATCTTCCAAATTAAATGCTTTAGATATGGTCGGAACCGGTTTGGCTATAAAAAATGTAGGCAAGTCTTTGTTGTTACTTGCTGTAGCAGCGAAAATACTTGGCGGAATGGATATCGGGGATATGGTTAAAGCCGGAATCGCAATTGGCGTGTTCGTGGCTTGTATGAAAAGTATAATAAAATCTACAAAGGGGCTTGGCGGGGATCTAGGAAATGCTAATGATATTGGTAAGATGATGCAACGCTTTGCAAAATCTATAATAGTCATGGCCGTGGCTATGAAGCTTATCGGAGGAATGAGCGTCGGCGAATTGACCAAGGGACTTATTGGTATAGGCGTTATGCTTGCTATGATGAAGAGCGTAATGAAACAAACGTCTTCGTTCGGTGAATTTTCTGTTAATGCCGATAAGGTTGGCAAAATGATGAGCAAATTTGCGGTAGCCATGCTACTTATGACAGCATCTGTTAAGTTACTTGGTGGAATGGACACCAGTGAAATGATTCAGGGTATGGCGGGCGTTATTGCAATAATGGGCATGTTTTCTGTTATGATGAAATCTTCGTCAGGATTAACAGCCAACACAGGACCTATAATCGCTATGGCAGCGGCTGTTGGAGTAATAGCAATCGCTATATATTCCTTGACTGCGTTGACAGACAATACGGCGGATGCTATTTTGGCGGCAACGTCTATAGCTGAAGTTATGTTAGCCATGTCGTTAATGTTTAAAACAGTTAGCTCTTATTCTGGAAGCTGGAAATCAATTGCTGCTCCGTTAGGTGTAATGGTAGTTGCAGTCGGCTTAATTGGTCTCATATTAGCTGGCATATCAGCGTTGAATCCGGAAGGTTCTCTGGAAATTGCGTCATCAATTTCTGAATTACTTGTTTCCATGTCGGCGGCAGCTTTGCTTTTAAGTAAAGTTGGTCCTATATCAGGTGAAGCTTTAGCAGGTGCTGCAAAAATGATGGCTCTTGTTGCTGCTATTTCGGCTGTTTTAATAATTATCGGCGGATTATCTGAAAAATTCGCAAGTGGTTTTCTTGATGAAGCTATCGAGGGGCTTGGCAAAATAGGATACGCTCTTGGCAATTTTGTAGGCAGTATTGTCGGCGGTTTCGGTGCTGGTGCTACTTCAGGTCTTCCGATTATAGGTGAAAATCTTGCAGGTTTTGCTAATGCTATTTCTGGAATTGATTCTGGTGCAGCTGAAGCGGCAAGTAATTTAGCAAATATGATGTTAAAGCTTACAGCAGCTAATTTTATAGACGGAATAACATCGTGGCTCGGGATCGGTGATTTATCTGTATTTGCCGGTAAATGTACACAGTTTGCTACGGCAATGGTTGAAATTTCCAATGCGATAACTGCCAACGGAGGTATCGATACTACAGCAGTAGAGCAGGCTACCAAGGCAGGAGAACTTTTTAATGCTCTCGCTACAGCAATACCTAAAACCGGAGGTCTGGCTCAGGCTGTTTTGGGAGAGACCGATTTAGAAACTTTCGGCACTAGGGCTAAAGAATTTTCTGAAGCTATGATAAATGCATCAAATGCTTTAACAACAGGTGACGGTATTAACAGTGATGCTGTTAATCAGGCTACTGAAGCAGGCGAATTATTTAACGCTCTTAATTTAAAACTTGATAAAACCGGAGGCCTGGCTCAACTTTTTACTGGCGAAACAAATCTGGAAACTTTTGGTGATAGAGTTGTAGAATTCTCTGAAGCTATGGTAAGCGCATCGAATGCTTTGACTGAAGGTAACGGTATCGATAGCGAGGCTGTTGAAAAAGCTAAAAATGCAGGCGATTTAATGCAAGAACTAAATGATGCAGTAGCTAATACAGGAGACAAAAATAAATTATTCGAGGACAGCGCCTTCGGTTCATTTGCAGATAATGTTGCTGCTTTTGGCGATGCCATAAGTGAACTTTCTGGTAAATCTGCGGATTTAAATGTTGAAGGTATTGGAGCTGCTGTTGGCGCGGCACAAGGACTTGTGGATATAGCCAATATGCTCGATGAGGATACACTTAGCAAGTTTGATCAATTCAATACGACAAGTGCACTTACTAATTTTGGTGCAATGATGTCCGATTTCAACATTCAATTGGGTAAAGATTTTAGCGCTGAAAACGTACAAAGCGCCATAACAGCCGGATTGAAATTACAAGAATTATCTTCAACATTATCCGGTATTAATTTTGAATCGTTTAATATTGAGGGTAACCTGTCTGGGTTTGGATCGGCATTGTCTGAGCTTTCTTCGCAAGTGGCTACCATTAATGCCGGACAAATTTCTTCATCTATTTCTCAAATAGTCACTGCTATCCAGAAAGCCAATAGTGTCGATGTGAGCAACATAGATTCGTTCGTTTCGGCTGTTCAGAAGCTTGGCAGTACATCCGTCGATTCAAGTGCATTGGAATCTACTGCGTCATCTGTGTCATCTTCGGTATCCAACATGATGTCTTCTATGGAGAAGTCTATTAGTTCGTCTGAGGACAGTATGACGTCATCTATGAGTTCAGCAATGTCGGGTACAGCCGGCGCAATCGATAAGACAAGCAGTCAGACCAGTGCCGCAGCAACAAGTTTGGCTAAAGGTGTAGCAGATGCTATTTCGGCTATGGCCGGTGCAGTTACTTCAGCGGCAAGCAATCTTGTAGCAGGCGGTCCGGGTGCAATTCGGGCTTACTATGGTTCATTCTACAGTGCGGGTAGTATGCTGGGAGCAGGCGTAGCTACAGGGTTGAATTCCATGCTTGGCGCTGTTCAGGCAGCAGCGGCAGCAATCGCAGCAGCAGCTAATGCGGCTCTTGCGGCAAAGGCAAAGATAGCGTCACCATCGAAGGTATGGTTTCAAGACGCAGTTTACATGGCTCAGGGTCTTATCAATGGTCTGAAGTCCATGAGATCTGGCGTTAGCAACGAAGCCGGCTCAGTAGCCATGGCAGCTAACGACGCTATGTCATCTACCATGTCGACACTCAGCTCAATGCTAAACATGGACCTCAATTCCATTCAGCCGACGATTCGTCCGGTTATGGATCTCAGCAAAGTATCTGCCGGGGTATATTCTATTGATGCTATGCTGAATCAGACTCATCAGCTGGGGATGACCGCTGACATTCAAGCTGTTAACCGTTCGATGAGTGGAAGAAATCAAAATGGAGTTAATAGTGACGTTGTTTCGGCGATTGACAAATTGAGGAAGGTTATGACAAGTGGTAATTTTGGAAATACCACGAACAATAATTACAGTGGAATTACTCTGAATCGTGGCGAAGATATCACTGAAGCCTTCGAGACCATAGCACATGCCGTAGAAATAGCAGGGAGGATGTAAAGCATGGCGAATAAAGTCACTATAGCAAAGTTCGGCCTGCAAAATGGCACCGACCGGACAATATTTGTTTCATGGTCATGGGATAAGAAAAACACTAAAGAATATAAGGTCGTATGGAAATACGCAACGGGTGATGGTGTTGCATTTCTCGGGTCAGAATCGTCTGTTACAGTAAAGAACGCAACGTACGATGCCCCAGAGAATGCTACAGCTGTTACCGTGCAGGTGAAACCTATTGGAAATGACGGATGCGGATGGACCGGCGACTGGTCTGAAAAAAAGAAGTACACTTTTTCTAAACAGGCTCCGACCACGCCGTCCACTCCGACGGTAACGATAAGGAATAATGACGACGGAACTGGCTGTTTACTGGAAATGTCGCTTAATAACTACACTACAGCAAATCCTGACGAGACAGTAATCCAGTTTCAGGTAGTGAAAAACGACGATACAGTGTTTAAAACTGTCAATTCTGAAATAACAACGTCTTCTGCGTATTATTCTCTATCCCTCAGTTCTTACGATTATTTTAAGGTACGTTGCCGGGCGGTATATGTAGGCAGCAGCACGCATTTGTATAGTGAGTGGAGCGAATATACCGATTCTGTTCAGAGTGCACCGATCAGTGCTGGAAACGGACTTACTGTTCGGGCTGAATCTGAAACGTCAGTTTATCTCGAATGGGGTACGGCAGAAGGAGCGACTGGCTACGAAGTTCAGTACACAACGGAGGTTAACTACTTCTATGACAATAGTAACTCCATTGAAAGTGTGACGTTTGACGACCAGCAGGTTGGCGCTTTTTACGTGACCGGACTTGAATCCGGAAACAAATATTATTTTCGTGTGAGGGCTACGAACGACACCGGATATTCGGATTGGTCAAATATTGTAGAGATTACATTAGGAGAAAAGCCATCCGCGCCGACTACCTGGTCATCTACCACAACCGCTGTAATTGGTGACACGCTTAATCTGTACTGGGTTCACAATGCTACGGATAATTCGAGCCAGGTTAAAGCTGAACTGGAGATTATCATAAAGACCGGACTGGTAACTGTCAGCACGAACACGTATACGATTACTAATGATCGTGACGAAGACCATAAAGATGATACATCGGTATATTCCATCGATACTTCCAGTTATACGAAAGGCACGACAATTGACTGGCGAGTCCGTACAGCTGGTGTGACTGAAGAATACGGCGACTGGTCCATCATGAGAACTATTGAAGTATACGTCAAACCGTCAGCGACGCTTCTTGTCACGGACTCACATGGCTCAACTATTTCGACTTTAACCATTTTCCCGCTGTTTCTTTATATGCCGATTTCTTCGGACGCAACCACAAATCAAAGTGTTGTCAGCGTATATATCGAAATAAAAGCTACGGATGATTATATGACGGTAGACACCACTGGAGAGGATAAGCAGGTGAAAAGCGGGGACGTCGTGTTTTCTGCTACGTATACTGGCAGATATGCCTCGGCGTTTACCTATCCGGCGGGGAATTATGGCTTGTCTCTTACTCCATATGACGGAGTTGATATTTCTTTGGCTGACAATCAGGAGTATGAAGTTACGGCCACGGCCTCTTTGAGTTCAGGCATTACAGTAAGCGACAGTGCCGTGTTTACTACGTCCTTTACCGAATCTGATTTGTATATTGACGGCAGTGTGACTATCAACAAAGATGACATATCCGCCTATGTCAGGGTGGAATGCTGCTATGAAAAGTCGACCAAATATATTTGCAAGAAATCCGGATCGTCTTATATTCAAACCTCGACTGTGCTGGACGATTCCATTATCGGCAAGCCTGTGGCAGACACATTTACGCGTACCGATAATTTGCAGATATACGAGTATACGGATTCGTCCGGCAATACCGGATATTACTGCAAAATAGAATCTCCTGGTCCTGTGGCCGGCAGTGTTCGTATCGCAGTTTACCGGCGGGAAGTTGATGGAAAATTGACTAAAATTGAGTCAGGGTTGACTAATCGACAAGGGCTCGTTGTTGTTGATCCGCATCCGCCGCTTAATTATGCAAAATATCGTATCGTAGCAATCAATCTCGGTACATCTGCCGTTATTTATGAGGATCTGGCGGCAGTGTCCACGGGAGAATTATCGGTTGTTATACAGTGGGACGAAAAATGGTCAAATTTTGTTATAGGGACAGAATATAATGACGAAGTTGCTGAACATCCATGGGCCGGTTCATTGCTAAAGCTTCCTTATAATATAGACATGTCGTTTAACCATGGACCGGACGTTTCCCTTATCGAGTATATTGGCAGAGAACATCCGGTAAGTTATTACGGGACACAGAAAGGAGAGACAGCAAGCTGGTCGGTAGAAATCGACAAAAAAGACACAGATACAATTTATGCGTTACGGCGTCTTGCTGTCTGGATGGGTGATGCTTATGTCAGAGAACCCTCCGGGAGTGGCTATTGGGCCAATGTAAAAGTATCCTTCAAAAGGACATATAACAATCTTGTTATTCCCATCACGTTGGATATCACGAGAGTAGAAGGAGGCGCCTGATATGACAAACACAATCGACTGGACAAAATCTATGCAACAGACCTACGAGTATTATACAGTTGATCCTGGCACATGGATGACAGATAAGCTTGTCGATACGATTACATCTGGCAGTATCTCGTGGGACAGATCAGCTGAAACTCTTGGCTCGGCCTCTTTCGATATTACAGAATCTTTGACAGAATGCTACATCCGGCCGTATCTTGTAGCAATTCAAAATGGAATTACCGCAAAGTTTCCGCTCGGTACGTTTCTTGTACAGACACCGGGCAGAAGCTTTGACGGCAAGACCAACTCGATAACCATGGATGCTTATACGCCGCTTCTGGAGCTTAAAGAGAATCCACCTGAGCTGGGGTTCTCTATTGCCAAGGGCGAGAACATCATGGACAATGCGTATAAACTGGTTTCCGAGCATGTGCGTGCCCCGGTAGTGAAACCATCAAACGATAAGACGTTATATTCGGATTTTGTAGCGAACACAGACGATACCTGGCTGACGTTTAACAGTGATCTGATTGCAAATGCTAACTACAGTTTTGCTTTGGATGAACTGAGCCGTATCCTGTTCGCTCCGGATCAGGAAACAGCAGCTTTACAGCCAGTCTATACGTTCGATGACGGCAATAGTTCTATTCTGTATCCGGAAATCAGTGTCAATCGTGATCTGTATGGAGTTCCTAATGTTGTAGAAGTGGTCTACTCTCAGAACAATCGGAATTTTTATGCGAGAGCTGAAAATAATGACACCGGAAGCCCTATTTCTATTCCTAATCGTGGAAGAGAGATTATTTATCGTGTGACCGATCCAAATCTTGCAGGCAATTCTACACAGGCACAGATCGCGGAGTATGCTACAAAACTGCTCAAAGAACTTTCGACGTTGGAATATACAGTGAGTTATATTCATGGTTATTGCGGAAATCGAGTTAATGATTGCGTTCTGCTTAATTACACAAGAGCCGGAATTGTGAATGTTAAAGCCCGGGTTATTAGCCAGACAATCAAACTTGAACCAGGATGTCCGGTAAGCGAACAGGCCGTATATACGAAAACTTTGTGGGGGGAGTGATGAAAAATGGATTTACCAAACAGTCTTGTCAAACAACTTTCAAAAGCCATTGCTCCAACGCCGACAAAGAGTAGCGAAACAACGGTATACGGGAAGATGGCCACTAACAATAGCGTACAATTCGATGGCGCTACATTGGCGACACCGGTGGAGACAACTGTCGCAGCTGAAGTGGGAGATAGGGTTACAGTTCTTATCAAAAATCATACAGCAACGGTTACTGGCAATTTGACAGAGCCTGCGGCAAAAGACAGTGAAGTTAAAGAAAACAAAAAAGACGCTGATAAGACCAAAGAAGATTTATCGAATGTAAAAAAGACAGTTGACGAGAACGGAAACAGTATTAAATCCGCTAATAACAATATCACAGCGCTTAGCAACGATATTACAGCCATAGGAAATACTGTTAATCTGGATCACAGTGAGATTACAAGCTTATGGTCGAAAGTGAACGCGATTGGCTCGACAGTTGATCTGGATCACGCAGAAATAGAAAATCTGTGGTCAACGGTTAATACATACGGTTCGAATATCGAAAGTGACCATGCTGAGATAGAAACTTTATGGTCGACTGTTAATACATATGGGTCAAATATCGAAAGCGATCATGCAGAAATAGAAACTTTATGGTCGACGGTTAATACGTACGGTTCACAAATCACAAACAATCATACGGAGATTAACAATCAGTGGTCAACGATAGAAAATCTTGGAACGAGTATCAGTACCCTTGATTCTTCTATCGAAGTTTATAATTCATCGTTTAAAATTGAAGAAGGCGTTGTTACCGGAATAAAAGGCGTTGATACGGATTGGATTACAACCCAGTCTTTGGAAGCAGTCCAGGCTAAAATCGAAAGCCTGGATACAACGTACGCGAATATTGATTTTGCCAACATCGGGACTGCCGCTATTGAGAAATTTATTGCTACGTCAGGTCTTATCAAAGATGCAGTAGTCGGTGACCAGACTGTGACCGGCGAACTGGTTGGCGTCACTATTAGCGGTGATCTTATAAAAGCCAATACAATAAAGGCCGATAGCCTGATTGTAAAGGGCACAAACGGTCTGTATTATGCTCTGAATGTAAATGCTCTCGGTGAGACTACGGCATCGTCGGATATAAAGTATCAAAATGGAATCGACGGATCAAATATTATTGCTCAGTCGGTGACGGCCGATAAGATTAAAGTTACTGATTTGACAGCCTTTAATGCCACAATCGGCGGTTTTAATATAGGCACGAATTCCATATATTCCGGAGCCAAAGAATCAGTAAGTAATACCACACGCGGTATTTATATGGATACTGACGGACAGTTTGCGCTCGGAGACGATAGTAATTATCTGAAATTCTATAAAACGTCGAGCGGTGCTTATACGTTAGAATTATCTAATTATGCCCGAACAGAGAAAGCTATTTACAAAACGGAAGTGCAGTACGCTCTCTCTGATTCTGAAACAACAGCTCCGACATCTGGCTGGAACGTAGTTGCTCCAGCTTGGGTCAGCGGAAAATATATGTGGCAAAGGACCGTAATCACCTACGGCGATGGAACTGTCAGTACGAGTGACGCAACATGCATTAATGGAGCAAAAGGAGATAAAGGAGAGACTGGAGCTCAGGGAGATACCGGAACAGGAATCAGTAGTATTGTTTCGCAGTATTATCTGTCCACAAGTAGTTCGTCGTGTACTGGAGGAAGCTGGAGCACCGCACAACCAACGTGGTCAAGTGGAAAATATATTTGGACGAGAAGTCTAGTTACGTGGTCTGACAATACAACCTCTACAACAACAGCTGTATTAGCGAAAGGTTTGAATCAGGCAAACGAAGCTGCCAGCGATGCCGCTAAAACCGCCACAAACTACATGAGTTACAGTTCTTCAGACGGTTTGGTTATCGGAAATAAGACATCCGGGAGCTGGTCAGGTAACCGGGCACAAATAACGTCTTCCAGTTTTAATATATTGAATTCATCCGGAACTCAGCTCGCCAGTTTTGGTTCAACAGTAAGGATCGGACAGTCGGCAGCTAAGAATATTTATATTGATTCGTCCAGTGTCGATATTATGTATAACGGGGCTGTTCTTGCAAGCTTCAGTCCAAGTAACATTCTTCTTGGACAAAACAGTGCTTACAGTTCAATAGGTTTCTGCCAGGGCAAGGGCTATATTGACTACAGTAGTAGTGCTTTCAGAGTGTGCAGCAACTCTGTTCTTCAGCTTAAATCAACGGGTACGAACATAGCTCTTACTGCCACAGATATAGAATTAACAGCCGATGATTTAGGACAAATTCTATGTTACAGCAAATTGAGCGCCACGAACGGTTTCTATGTAAATACTTTGCTTCCAGGAACATCGTCATATAACGCTAATAGTTATTACGAATTGACATGTATAAAACAGGTGTCGAACCCCGCACAATGGAGTAACCTGCCGACAACGGCTTCAGCATACTATGGTATACTTTTTGTTCTGAACAGTGGAGACTCTTATGTTGCTCAATTATATCTGGCCAACGCTAAAGCCTGGTATAGAATATATACAGGCAGTTCCTGGTTGGCTTGGCTGGCACTGAATTAAACGCAAAAAAGAAAGGAGAGAATTATATGTTTGTTAAAGATGCAATGATACATTTTAACGCTCTTAATGCTATTGTGAAGGGAACGTACCCTGTAAAAATGAGTTTTGCTCTGTCAAGTAATTATGAAGCTTTGGAGAACGAACTGAGGAAAATTGAGAAGGAAAGGAAGAGGCTCTGCGAGGAATATGCCGATAAAGACGATGAAGGAAATCCAGTTATTAATGCTGAAACCCGGGTGTATGTCATGACAGATGAAAATCATGCTGCTATGGATAAGGAGTACGATGAACTTATGGAACAGGAGATATTTCCGGCTATCCGCACAATTACAGAGGCGGACGTTGAGAAATGTGAGACTGATTCCCGTTATACTATCCCATCAGCAAGTGATATCCGGGAGCTGGCGTTTATGGTAAAGGAGTGATACGAATGGCAAATAAAAAAATGTCAACATGGAAGATTGAGGGTGGAAACACGTATGAGATCGTGGACGCAGTTGCCCGAACTTCTATTGAAAATGTGGCATCTGATCTGAAAGCCGAACAGAAAAAGCTTATCCCGGTGTATGAGAGTGTTGGCGCGTATGGTTTTGTTGAGCATATGGCAATTAAAGCGCCTGGTGAGCGAATCGAATATGAAGGCTTGAATGCAAACTATACTCCAATGAGTGAGGATCTTACTAATCATACAACGGATTTTGGTTCCTGGAGCCTGTTTCCAACGATCCTGGCGTGCAAACCTTATATGGTGAAGTCAACTGGCGAGGCTGATTATGAGCTTTGTGAGACGGACTATACAAAGAAAGCAGACGGAACAACTGAGTCGGACGTGGCAAATACCAGTTACGACGGCGGGGCATTCAGCAAATTTATCAAGGTGTACGTAAAAAGATGGGTCGAAGGAACTGACCGTCATGTACGGTTCATATTTACCCCCGTGGAGTCGTACACGGCTGCCGGATTTATTGACGAAGACGGTAAGGAAATGGATCATGTATGGCTTCCAATGTTTTACGGATCCACCGTGGATGGAAAGATGCGTTCTCTGAGCGGCCTTCAGCCAGATAATAATCAAATTACTGCTACACAGAAAAATTATATCACGGCTTTCTCGTCGAGAGCAGCGTTCCTTGGTGGGCCTATTGTTGAGACTATACGGGACATGCTGTATATGTTCTTCAAAACGACTGATATTCAGGGAGCTGCCGGTAAAGGAAATAGTTCCGGCTATGACTCTACTGATACAACATATTACGGAGTATTACCAAATGCGGTTGTCGGCGGTGGTATGTTCTATGGTTCCAGTGATGGCAAGTCTTTGAATAAGATTTTTCATTCTATTGTGCTTGGCAGTTATCAGCAGTGGCAGCGAGATCCTTATTTGTTGGTTGTAAATGGCCGGTTTAAGGTAAGTAAGGATTATACATATGACGTCACCGGAGCGGCTTACGAAGATACAGGAATCGACGAGGGTACTGTAGATGCAAACAAGTGGGTATATCCGCATCTGAACGTCGTGGTGGACGGATTTGGATCTTTACCCATTTCTCCGTGGGAGGGCTCTACGGCGACCGGTTATTGCGATGGAGAATATGTTCCAACGAATCAGGCATTTACCGCCGTGTCTCTACGTTTCGGGGTCTGCACCCATGGCTTGCATGACGGGCCTGCGTGTTTGGCTCTGTACAACGGTGCCGGGAACGCGTACTGGGACTTCTCTGCCTCTGTTCTACTGAGGCCACCTGTGGCGGCGTAGCCGTCCGGGGGTTTGGGGGTTGATACCCCCAACGCAATTAAAATAAAATGACAGGGGTCGGCTTAGACGACAGCGGGGTGTCTCTACGTTTCGGGAACTGCAACAATGGCTTGAATGACGGGCCTGCGTGTTTGAATCTGAACAACAGTGCCGGGAACGCGAACTGGAACATCTCTGCCTCTGTTTATCTATCACAGTTTAAAAACTGTTCTGAAATGCCTAAGCCGATCATTTACACCCCAGGCTCTTGAAACAGGGCTATATCCGCCTCGATGGACCGGTGAGTGGAAATGAATCCGATACAGGGCAGGCCATAAAGCGGTCGCACCTATGGTCTGTAGGAGATAGAAGAAAAAAACATCTTATAGGAGTATATAATCATGCACAGGGACTTACTGTGGGAACGAATGCAAGTAACGTATAAAGATCCCGGTATGAAACAATACAAATATCTGTATCAAAAGATGCTCGATGAAAACGTTATTCGACGAGCATACAGAAAATTGCGTAAAGGTAAAACCAAACGGAAAGAAATAAAAGAGATAGACACCAACCTGGATTACTGGGTTGAGAAAATGCGGGTGATGATCGAAAACACAAAACCGTCCGGAGAAAAAGTTGAACATCCGGAGCTGGCTTTTAAACCGGTACATCATAAGCCAAAGATGATACTGGAACACGGCAAGCTCCGGAAAATTTACATGCCAACGATTATTGAACAGTGGCTGCATCATGTCATTATTCAAATTTTGGCGCCAATCGTTTTAGCAACTGCTTCGCCGAATGTGTGTGGAAGCTTTCCCCGTAGAGGACCGCACTATGGTAAAAGAAAGATCGTGCGCTGGATAAAGAGCGGAAAGAACGTCAGATGGCTTGCTAAGATGGATATTCGGCATTTTTACGATTCTATCCGATATGGAGTGCTCGTTAATGAGTTGCGAAAACGTATAAAGGATGAATGGTTTCTTTATATTATTATGCTGTGTCTAAGTGAGTTCAAAAAGGGACTGCCGCTCGGGTATTATATCAGTCAATGGCTGGCTAATTATATTCTTGAACCCGTAGACCGGCTGATCAGGAGCATTTCCGCCCAGTATATTCGATACATGGATGATATCGTGATATTCAGCAACCGGAAAAAGACTCTTAAAGACGCCGTGAATAAAATCAGTACCATGTTGGGGCGGCGATTTATTCTCAATCTTAAAAGCAATTATCAGGTAATGTGGTTTCATGATGAAAAGAATCGAGGCCACAGATTAAATTTTATGGGTTTTATATTCTATCGTAACCGTACAATCATCCGCAAATCTATCATGTTAAATATCACCCGGTTGGCTCAAAAGATATTTCGACTTGTTAGAAAAGGATATAATATTTATCGAAAATACGCGTCGGCGATGCTTAGCTATCTTGGCTGGTTTAAACACACGGATTCGTATAATTGTTTTGTCAATCGTATAGAGCCGTATGTGAGCGTTGCTATGCTCAAAGGTATTATTTCAAGAAAGGACAGGAGGGACAGACATGACCGAATGGAAAGAAACAAGATTCTCGGAGAAACCAGACTTGCTGCTTAGAATTTCTCCGACGAAGTATCTACAGACGAGAAATGCCAAGCTTGTTACCGACGAAGAATACGGTGATTCGTGGGTTTGTGAAAGTCGTGAAGTGGGAGAGGACGAGATTCAGATTATATCAACCCTGGAGGACCAGTCCGATACATTAACGGATGTTATGCTGGCCATGACAGAGCTGGCTTCTCAGATCGGAGGTGAATAATGATGGCAAAGATTTATTACCGATTGATTAAAGCCGGAGATTTTACCATTGATCAGGTACCAGCAAGATATAAGGAAGCCGTACAGAAACTGATGGACACGGACGAAGAAACAAAGGAGTGATGAACGATGGGATTAACTCATAATGATGTCATTGTCGATAACGACGCAAAATTTGTTATTGACATCAATACACGTAAGATAAGCGGGTCATCGAACAAAGTAATCCTTGTTCAGGGGGATAATGCATCCGAGCGTGTTGGGTTCTCCATCCCACGGTATAACGATGGACACGATATGTCTGAGACCGACCGGATCACAATTTTGTGGGTAAACGGCGACGTCGAGGGCAGTTATATTGTGGATGATGCTGTCGTTGGAGAAGACGAAGAATCTGTAGAGTTTACCTGGCTTATACAGAACAGTTCCACTCAGAACGAGGCAACATTGGCCTTTGCCGTGATGTTTCAATGTTTTGATTCAGAAGGTGTTGAGACATATCGGTGGTCTACGCTTGCCTGTTCTCTGTTTTCGGTAGCGAGGAGGATAAGTGGGAGCACCGAAGCCATCGTGAACGAGGTGGCTGATAATCTTTCCAGGGTGATTAATCTTCTGGAGGCAAAGATTGTATCCATAGACAGCACTCTGACCAAGACAGGGTATGCAGCGGATGCTAAAACGACAGGAGACAAGCTGAATACGAAAGTAAACATCTCGCAGGGTACAGACAACTCCGGCAAGGTTCTGAGGGTAGGAACTAATGGAAATGTTACTCTTGGCACAATGTCTGTCAGCGATGACGGCGATGGCAATGTGACACTATCTATTAAATAGGAGGAATTTCAAAATGGAACTTAAAGATACTGTGGATCTTATGAACAGCGAGGACTATAAAGAAAGATTTAAAGCCGAATATCTTCAGACAAAAATTCGGAAAGATAAGTTACATGCGATGCTTATTAAAAATGAAGCCGGAACGTTAGATTTTAAACCGACATGCTCGACGACAATATTAATGAGGCAGCAGAACGCCATGAACGAATATCTGAAACTGCTGGAGATCAGGGCGGAAATAGAGGGTATTAGTCTCGACTAAGGGGGGGAATTCCAAAATGGAACCATGGGTTCAGATTGTATTAACAGTGTTTAGTTCGGTATTGGCATCATCTGGATTGTGGGCATATATAGCTAAACGACGCGAGAGTAAGGATATTAAAACAGAACTTCTTGTGGGAATAGCCCATGACCGTATTACATGGCTTGGAATGCATTACATCAAAAGAGGTTATATAACCAGGGATGAGTATGAAAATCTTCACGACTATCTATACGCCCCATATGCGAAGATGGGCGGCAATGGTTCAGCAAAACGAATTATGGCTGAAGTGGATAAACTGGATATAAGAGAACATTCTAAGGGGGACTGATATTATGAAAATGAGCAATAAGGTTTATGACGTGTTAAAATGGGCGGCACAGTATCTGCTTCCGGCGGCCGGCACTTTATATTTTGCACTGGCGAATGTGTGGGGACTGCCGTTCGGTGAGCAGGTTGTGGGCACCATCACAGCGGTGGATACCTTCCTGGGAGTTGTCCTGGGAATCAGCTCAAACCAATACAATAAGTCCACGAGTGATACTACCACGGCGTAAAAGTCTATGCTAGAAAAACAAATGTTAAGCTAGCAAAGACTATGCGCGAAAGAAACACTTCCTTTAATAGAGGAGGTGATGGACATGCTTGTATATGACTGTGTCGAATGTATAAAGAAGGTAAAAAGACGTATCCGTTAATTCCGAAATGGATTATAGTGAGAGTCTTGTATGCCGAAGATTTGTATATGTACGACAAAGGAATAATCACGTATATGCCCAAACTTAAAGATTGGACTGGTAAGTAAAGAAGCAAGAGAGCCTGAGTGTAACAGCTTGGGCTCTTTTCTTTTTTATTTAAAGAAAGGAGAATTTTATGTACAAAGCAGAGGAATATGTACCCAACATTAGACTGAAATACAAAAATCTGGAAGAAGCGCTTGCTAAGGCTGACGAATGGCATAATAAATTGTGCGAGCTGCTTAACATAGGTCATGAGATGTTGCGTCTGATACCTGAGTTAGAAGCAGAAATAAACCGGTCACCGTGTAATTCAGCGACCGGTTTAGATGACGACGACAGTAATAATTAAAATAGAGAGGTAATAGCTGTATTGTCCGGGACGCGGAATATTTCAAATTCTTTACTTTGATCCATAGCGTGCATAGAATCACCAGGTTCAAAATCATGTAAGATTCCACATCCCGGACAAGTTCTTTTACGATAGTTTTTATACGGATCGTTATATTCAAGTTGGTTGTCTCGTATAAGATAACGACATCCGCACTCACATTTCACCAAAAACATATCTTCACCTTCTTCCCTTATTGAAAATTATATTCCCACTATACAACAAAACTAAAATTATTACAAGGGAGGCGATTCAAACGGATAAGGTATTACTAACAATCAATGAAACCTGCGACTATTTGGGGATGGGGCAGACAAAGGTGCGGGCGCTTCTTCGGGACAGCGACTGGTCTCTCAAAATAGGAAACAAATGGTACGCACATAAAAAGAAGCTTGACAAATGGCTGGACGAGCAGACACAAAAATGGTAGAATGGAGTCATATCTTAATGATTCTTCCCAAATCTACGGAAAGGAGCTTGAATGGGAAAATCTTTAAACGGGAAGGAACTTGGTAAGGGTATCAGTCAGCGTAAGGACGGAAAGTACATGGCACGCTTCACTGATCGGTTTGGTAAATCCAAATGTTTATATGACAAGACTCTTAACGGTATAAGAAAAAAACTACGGGACGCACAATATGAGGACGAACGGGCGTTGAATCTGGCTTCATCGGATATGACACTGGACGAGTGGTTTGATATTTGGATCAGGGAATTCAAGACAAATTGTCGGGATACGACGATATGCCATTATAAACAATTGTATTCTGCAATACACAAAACTTTAGGACAGTGCGAATTACGATTCCTTAATGCTCTTATGATTCAGCAGGCTTTAAATAATATTGAGTCAATACCTGTTAGAAAAGAAGCCAGAATGCTGTTAATTACTATACTAAATCAGGCTGTTGAAACAGAACTGTTAAATAAAAATCCGGCTTGTAAATTAAAATCAATAAAATATAAGCCGGCTGCGAAAAGGATACTTTCGTCCGACGAAGAAGTAATATTTTTTAATTTCGCGAAAAAACGTGCTCATTATGAAGAATATGAACTTGCGTTGGAAACGGGTATGCGCGCCGGGGAAATTTGTGGCCTTCAATGGGACGATGTAGATTTTGAAAATAAATTAATTCGTGTAAAACGTACCATGATTTATATAAATAAAAATTCTAATGGCGTCAATCATGGACTGCATGAACCAAAAACCTCTAACGGTGAGAGAATAATTCCATTAACCGCCAGAGGGCTAAAAATATTAACAGCTCAATATGGTAAGACGGGAAGTATGCCTGAGATAAAAGGTTTTGGGCGTCTTGTATTCAGAACACGGACAGACAGGCCGATAGCACCAGGCGAATTGACGCAATTGCTTGGGTATACCTGCAGAAGTATTCAGACACTTTATCCGGATTTTAAACCTATAACTATGCACACGTTTCGCCACACTTTTGCGTCGAAAGCCATTGCTAAAGGAATGAGACCCAAAACATTACAAAAAATTCTCGGTCATAGTACCTTGTCTATGACAATGGATTTATATTGTCATGTAAGCGACAGCTCGTTGTTTGACGAAATGAAAAAACTAGAGGCGTAAATTGTGTACAAACTGTGTATATAACCGTGTGCAGTAGCTGAAATACGCGTAAATATGCGGCTTCAGACCAATTTATAAAAAATTTAGAATCTAACTGTTAAATTTTTCATAAATCGCTGAAAAGCTTGCTTTTTGGCCTGTTTACGGCATTTACAAGGTATTTTCGTTTTGCTGAAACTATCGTAACTTATCATATCTTATCATAGTTTGATGAAAAAATTGTGTATAAATTTGTGTACAGCAGATTGGCAGAATCATTAGGATATATTCAGCTTTGAGTGATATAATAAGGGCGTTGAGTGTATAATTCGATGCTCTTATTATATTGTTCAAAGGAGTCTGCTCATGAATAAAATGTCTATTTGCAAGAATTGTGGGAACGCTTCAAAATATTATGACCGGGTAAACCGAATTGTCAGAACAAAAATGCGGCAGACAAATTACATAAAAGTTCCACGTTATAAATGTCCATCCTGCGGCGAGATACACAGAAAGCTCCCTTCTTTTATATTTCCCTACAAACAATATGAAGCAGAGATCATTCGAGGCGTTGTGGAAGGTCTGATTACAACTGACACGCTTGGATACGAAGACTACCCATGCGAGATGACGATGCTGAGATGGCGCCAGAGTCTATCCTAAATTTATTCTTTGTATTCTGATATTGTTTTATGCATTGAAATGCAATCGCGTATGTCTGCTATGAAAATACCTACCGCGACAAAAGTTAAGGCCGTTTTGAGCTTATAGTTCATTATACCGCCATGTTTATTACATACTTCGTGAAGAAATTTGGCAGTTCCGTGTAAATTTTTATTCATGATATTGATTCCTTTTTGTTTTAAATTATATCAT